TCGAGCAAAAGCGCGGATGAGATCGCCGAAGAGCTCAAGCGATCAGCAAACGCAGTCCGGGCAAAACGCAGAGAACTCGGTATCTCAGCCCCTGTCCGTATCTACTAAAACCCGCTTTATAATTGTCGACGGCTTCCATAGGTATTTCGTCGGTACTCGGGTCGAGCAGATGCGGACCCGCCTGCTCGGAATGCTCCCGGTCGTTGTGATCCAGAAAGACATTAACGATCGTATGGCCTCAACCGTCCGCCACAACCGGGCCAGAGGTAAGCATTCGGTCCAGGGTATGTCTTCGATGGTGTTCAAGATGCTCGACAACGGCTGGACCGACGAAGCCATCTGTAACGAGTTGGGTATGGAGCCGGTCGAGCTGCTCAAGCTCAAGCACATCACCGGGTTTAGTAAGCTGTTCGAAGATTACGAGTATCAGCAGTCCTGGAAAACCAAACGCCAGCTGCAGATCGAACGGGACGAGAAAGCCCGACAGGAGGAACAGGCCAATGGCCAGCAAGAAGAAACCAACGCCTAAGGCGAAGGCAAAGGCCCAGGTCAAAGTCACCGGCGGCCCCAAGACCTTGAAGGAAGCGATCGACCGGGCCGCCGATAAGGCCCTCACGCAGACCGTCCGGAAGATCGCCAAGGACCTGACCGCCGCCCCGAAGGCCAAAACAACGGCTGGCGGCAAGCCTGCGGCCAAGCGACCCGATCAGGCCCCGGGTCCGGCAGGGCAAATCAAGCCCAAGAAGGCCGAATCCGTACCCACGGACCCGGCCCAGGCCGTTAAGGATCAGATCGGCCGGCTCGGGACCGAAAAGCCCCTGCAGTACGGCGAGGATGTGACTTTCGGGTACGTGCCCCTGCCGGACGACGAGGACAGGACGCGACACTCAAAAAAGCGAATGATCCGGGCAATGGCTCAGACCGGGTGCATTGTCCTCCACGCGGCCCCGTTGGTCCCGATCAGCCGGGATAGACATTACGAATGGTTGAAGACCGACCCGGGGTATGTGGCCGCGATCGAACGGCTCAGCGACATTCCGCTGGACGTCGCCGAGACTGCGTTAATGCGTCAGGTCGAGCGGGGCAATATCGCCGCGATCATCTTCTACCTCAAGACCCGGGGCAAGAAGCGCGGGTACATTGAGAACGCCAACGTATCGGTGTCCAACCCGGACGGATCGCCCCTTCTCAGCTCGTGGGCTCAGATCGCCCGGGGCCTGGAAAAGCCCAATATGACGGACGCCGGATCGGAGGACCCGCTCGAGGCCCTGCTCGGCCAGCTCAAGAACGAGGCGGCCGGCCGGGAGGCGGACGAGAACGCCCCGGCGGCGGCCGAGCCTGAGCCGGTCAAAGTCCCACGATCGCATTAACGAGTGTTCACCAAGGAGCAAATCGAAGCCATTATCCTTCGGGGCCGGCAGGATCCTGTGTGGTTTATCCACACGATCCTGCGGGTCCCGATCGTCACGCCCCAACAGCGGACCCTTTGCCGGTCCGTCCTTCTGCACAGGCGCACGGCCGCCCCGAGCGGCCACGGTATCGGGAAGACGTTCATTTCGGCCTGCCTGGTCTTGTGGTTTCTTTACTGCTTTCCCGGGTCGAAGATCCTGACAACGGCCCCGACCTGGTTTCAGGTTGCGACCCTGCTCTGGCGGGAGATCCGCACGATCCGTTCGCACTCGGGTATGACCGTCGGGAAGATGCCGCCAACCGCGGCTTACCTTGAGGTCGATACCGACTGGTTCGCCGTGGGCCTCTCGACCAACGACCCGACCCGCTTCCAGGGCGTCCACGCCCCCTACGTAATGATCGTGTTTGACGAAGCCACAGGCGTGATGCCCGATATTTGGGACGCGGCCGAGGGTGTGGCGATCGGCGAGAACGATCGAATGCTGGCGATCGGGAACCCGACCGACGCCGGCAGTAACTTCAAGCTCGTTTGCGACTCTCACCTGTGGAACAAGGTTGTGCTGTCCAGCGAGGATCACCCGAACGTCATCGCCGGCCGGACCTTGATACCCGGGGCCGTGACCCGAGGCTGGATCGCGGACCGTCTCGAAGATTACGGCGATCGGGAAAGCCCGCTATTCCGGGCGCGTGTCCGGGGCCTGTTCCCCGAGCAGGGCGACGATATGCTCATCTCGCTCAAGGACGTGGAACGCTCTCAGCAGCGTTGGCGGGAACGGTGGGGAACGGTCGAGGCTTTCGATCGCTGGCGGGCGGATAACCCGCAGTTGGTCCCGGCCGCCCGGGGTGTGGACGTCGCCCGCTTCGGCTCAGACGACACGGTGTTTACCGACCTCTACGCTATCCCGGATATGCCCCTGGCGGCCGGACCCTTGAAGGCCCGGCACGGACAGGATACTATGGCGACTGTCGGCGATATTCTGGCCGGCGGGGTTAGTCCGACCGCTGTTGATGATTCGGGCCTCGGCGGCGGGGTCACTGACCGGCTCAATGAGATCAGGGACGAGCAAGCCTTCCCGGAAGAGTTTATGAGGATCGAGCCTATCATTGCGGGCGAAAGAGCCCTCGACTTCGACCGCTTCCAAAACCGGCGGGCTGAAATGGGCTGGCTGATCCGGGACGAGCTGCAGAATAACCGCTTGGACCTCCCGCCCGATCACAAGCTGGTAGGCGAGCTGACCAACATCAAATACGGCCACGACTCCCGGGGCCGCATCAAGCTCGAAGCCAAAGACGAAGTCAAGAAGCGTATTCGCCGATCGCCGGACCGTATGGACTCGCTCGGCCTGGCCCTCGCCGGATACTATAAACCCGTGGTCGAACTCGAAGAGCCGGCCGGAACGCACTCAAGCTACAAGTTCTGAGGAGGCTCTGTAAATAACCACCACCAAACGAAGCGTTTGGAAGTGGCTTTAAGCCTGTAATCACACAGCGTTCTTTAACACTATGCTTTCCGACTTTTGACGGATATTTACTAATCCGATGCCGCGTATGTTTTTGGCGGCGTTAATATCGGCTAAATCTTTATGGAGACATTGGACACATTCAAATTCAGATTGGGACTTGCGGTTAGCTTTTTCGCAATGTCCACAACTGTTGCACGTTTGGCTCGTATATTTCGGACAAACGGCAATAACCTGAACTCCATTCAATTTAGCTTTGTATTCGAGAAAATTTCGGAGTTGAAAAAAACTCCAACCACTAATTTTAGCCCGTTGCGATTTCCGAAACCGTTTTTCGATTCGAGTTCTAATGCCTTTAAGATTTTCGATGGCAATAGCTCGATTAGTGCCTTTGGCTGTCTCAACGAGTTTTTTAGATATTTCGTGGTTTGTCAGTTGGCGAAAGTTTTTCTCTCGCTTTCCGATTCTTTTGAGAAGTTTGTGGATAGAACGCGGACGCTTTCCGCTTTGCGATTGCTTACTTGCTTTGTGTTGAAGCAACTGTCGCCTGTTGGAGTATTTCAAGCGAACGGATTCAATATCTTTTCCGCTAAAAGGTTCTCCGTCAGACGTGGTTGCGATGTTCACCACGCCGAAGTCAACGCCGATAACGTCATTGGGAATTATCGGATTATCTTCCGGCACGTCGCAAACGGCATTAAGAAAGAATTGACCTTTGCGGTAAATCAAATCAACTTCGCCTTTCAAAAAAGGCAGAAGTTTTCTTTGATGTTCACCGCAAACAAACGGAATTGTTTGCCGTCCGTTCAAAGTCCAAAGCGAAACTTTATCGCCGCCTTTGAAAGTCAAAATGCGGCTGTCGTAAGCAACCGAACCGTGCTTTCTAAATTCGGTTTGCTTCTGTTTTTGAATTTGGTAACTGTCGGCAACTTTGCTAATCGCTCGAATGGTCATTTGGGAACTAAGCTGAAATTTCGTCTTAGTTTCCTGATAGACAATTTTGTGAATGTTGAATTGTTTGAAAACCTTATTATTGAAAGCCTGTTCGCTAATCCAATTACACGCTTCGTTGGAACGCTCAAGCGTCTGCAACAAATCCCTGTGTTGGCTTTCGAGCGGCTTCAATTTAAGATTAACAATCAACTTCATTCTTCTATTGTAGAAAATCTTGTGTGTAAATGCAAGCTAAAACGAATACAAAAACCAATAAGGAACGCGCTCCTCCCCCACCAAACCCAAAGCGGTTTGGAAGGGGTGTCCGCGCTAATTTTCTATGAATATCGAAGACATTGAATTGGATCGGCTCGGGGAATTCCTTCGCAACCGTGAGTATGAAGAGGCCGACACTAACCGGCTGTTCTACGAAGGCGATCACCTGCAGCCCTCCAAGAATTACGCCGGCTATATCGGGATAATGCCGCCGCGAGGATCGGACGAATGGCGGCCGACCGTGGAATGGCTCGAACGCATCTTCGCGTCCAGCAACCAGATCGCGGCAGTGGTCAACCGCCACGTAGACGGCATTCTCGGCCGGGAGCCCGACTGGAATCTTATCCGCGCTCAGTCGGTCCGCGATCGCCAGACGGACGATCAGAACGAGGAGGACGATACGGTGGCTCAGCAGGCGATCGACGCCCTGGTGGATTGGTGGAATGACCGGGACGTGATCGGCAACATCCTCAAGCCCTGTATGGCCAAGTGCCTGACTGAGAAGCGGGCCGTCATTCGGGCCTTTGTCCCGCCCGGGTACCTTGAAGCGAACGGGACCCTATCGCGGGCCGAGAATCTTCGGGCCGGGCTGGACCGCCTGCAGTTCGAGATCCTTTCGGTCCGGGACGCCGGGGTGTTCGAGGATCAGGATACCCGGCAGAAGTTCGGGGTCTATTACTACCGGCCGACCGACGCGAATGAGCAGGCTTATTATGAGCTATGCTTTGTCAACGATGCCGGCCTGACGGAACTGATCAGGGTGACTGATCGCGGGTCGATCCTCTTCGAGGCGGACCCGATCGACCTCAACGGCAATCTCTATCTCTACGAGGTGGAAACCGACCTGCTGATTACTGAGCCGGTCCGATCCCTGCAGCGTTCGATCAATTACGCCCTAACCACGATGAACAAGAACCTCAACGTGGCCGGGTCCCGGGACACCTATCTGACCAATGCTCAGCCGCCGAAAAAGCTGATCGAACGGAAAAACGACCAAGGCAAGGTCCTCGAACGCCGGACCGAAGACGTCCCGCTTGAGAAGGGCGGATCGCGGGCGAATTTCCTGATGGGGTATCCGTATTACGATCAGAACGGCCGTATCCAGAACTACACAACGCCCGGGGTCGTGACCGTCGATCCGGTAGCCGTCGAGACCTTCCTTCTGGCCGCTGAGCGGTATAAGCTCTCCCTGCTGGACGAGGTGCACCAATCGCACGTCGTGATAAACGAGTCAGCCGCGGCTTCCGGTAAGAGCCGGATCGAGTCGCGGGCCGATTTCGAGAAGTCCCTCAAGGACACCAACGCGGACCTCAACGGCCTGGGGCGGTGGATGGTCGGATTCTCGCTGTGGTTCGGGTCGATCGTCGCCGGGCAGGGCGGGCGGTACAAAGCCTACCGGGTCGATTTTAACGGCCAGGTCGTACCCGGGGCCGACACCGAGGAAGAGATCGCTTCGGCCCGCACCGATGTTATGGAAGGCTTCGTGTCCCTCGAGACCTACTTGGTCCGCCAGGGCTTCGAAGACCCGGACGCTGAAATCGACCGACTGGCTCAGTCGGAATGGTATCAGCTCAAACTGATGGAGCGCCGGCTAACGGTCGCACAGCTCGGGGTCGGCATTCTGCCGCAGCCCGCGATCGCCGCGATCATTGAACCGGACGAGAAAAAGCGGGCTGTCCTGCTCAGGCAGATGAAGCTGGAAAACCCGGCCACAGACCCTGACCCGAATAACCCGGAGGATCCGAACAACCCGGACCCCGATAACCCTAACCCGGACGTGCCCGAGCCGCCGGCATCCTAAGGAGAATTGAGTTATGCGTTACGCGTTTTCGATCGCCGTCGCGATCCTGGTCGCCTTCCTGACAACGTCAGTGCAGGCCCTTCAATACTCGAACCGGACCCCGAATAACCCCGATCCGGGTCCATACGCCGAGCAGGCCGCTCAGAACGGCTTCCACCTGGGGTTCTTTATCATCGTCGCGATCGGGATGATCCTGGTCCTGGCCGTGATCGGTCACTTTGTCGGCTGGCGGAATCCGTTCAAGAAGAAATCCGGGGGTGGCCTATGATTCCCGTTTCCCCGGTCATTCCCTCCCGGCCTTCCCTACCCGAGCGGGTCATTGCTGAGCATCAGAAGGAATACTTGCCGCTGCCGGCCATTGTGGGCCGCGACGGGCAGATCCTCACGCGCTGGATGCTGACCCCGGAAGAGAAAAAGCTCTTTCTCGAAACCGGCTGCATCTACCTCATTCAGTGGACCGGCGGCGGGGCCGTTCAGCCTATGTGGCTGCAGGTCGAAACGCCGATCGTGGATATGACGCCGGAGGCTGAGCCGGGGCCGGCCCCGGGAACAATGACCGCTGAGGAGGCCCGCAATGCGCAGGAGCGTTACAACCTGGATCGCGCTATTAGCTCTGATAGCGGACGCGGTCTATAACCTGGTCGTCGGGGCGATCCAGGCCTACGAGGTATATCAACGATGGAAAAACCCGGACCAATTCGACCCGCCGGACGAGCCAGGACCGACACGACCGAAGCGTTGGGCTTCCGCCGACCCACGGCGAAGGAAGTAGCTGAGGCCCGGTCCTGGTCCCGGCGGATCAGCACATTTTTCCGGGACCTGTTCGACGCCGAAGTGTACCCCGCTTCGGCGGGGCCGGCCCCGGAGACCGAGGACCCTAATGCCGGCAACCTATGACACCCGTTCGAAAAGATTCCGATCGCCCGGCGGCCGGCTCATTCCCGAGCGGGCGATTTCGACCGAGGTCGATAAGGCCGTGGCCCGGTCCAGCAAGAGGCTGAGACTTCTCGGCCGACAGCTAGCGGCAGGGAAGCTCAGCCTCCCTGAATGGCAGTTAGCGGCCCGGGCAGAGATCAAGCTTCTGCACACGACCACGGCGGCGATCGGGCGGGGCGGCTGGCGGAATATGACCCTTTCGGACTGGGGCCGGACCGGGGCCGAGATTCGATCACAGTATGCTTATCACAATCGTTTTGCTCGGGATATTGAGGCCGGGAGGGTTAGCCCCGCCCAGGTCGAATATCGTAATAGCCTTTATGCGAAGCCCGCCCGGAACGGCTACCACAACAACCGGCTCAGAGAGGCCGTCGCCGGCGGGCAGGCCGAATCCCGCCGTGTGCTGCACGCGACGGAGTCCTGCGAGGAGTGTGCGGCGTGGGCCCGCCGGGGGTGGATACCGACCGCCGAACAGCCCGCGATCGGATCACTCAAATGCAAACAGAATTGTCGCTGCACGGTGGAATACAGGACGCGGCCGGCGTCGGAGGGATAAAAGGCGGCTCTGAAAACAGTTCGGCCCCGGTCGAGATAATTTCTCCGGGGCCGATCCGCTCAGTAAGGACCTGGCAGATGAAGACCAGGATCGCTAACGAGACTTATTATCACGAACGGAGGATGAACCTGTCAACCATTGACAGCGCGGGCCTGAACAGATTACCTTTGCAAGTAGCTGCTGGACCCCGCACGAGCGGGGTGGACCCGGGCGACTCTGCAACTGAGCAGAGCCACCCGGTAAAGCGGCCTCACCGGCGAAGCCGACAAACTCACGGCCGATTCTAAGAATATGCTGAAAACAAGTTACCCGACTCAAGACGCGATACCCGA